GGCCCGTATTGCGACGAAAATTGTTCAATGTTTGCCATTATTGCGCCAATCCTCTGCGTTTCAATTCAGCACGAATTTCGCTTTGACTGTAAGTATTGCCAAGTTCCACAGGCTTGTAACCCATGTCTTTTCTAACGTTTGGATCAATTTCACCAACCCGTTTGTTCCATTTTTCAACGTTACGTTGATTAGATAGTTTTTGCAATCTAGCCAAATCAGTAAGAGTTTTTGCATTAAGTTCAATTGACCCACCAACCACATTTCTTAAAAATTCTCGATCAGAGTCGGTAAATCCTTGTCCAGCACCAAGACCAGACGCTTTAATATTATCAAGCACGTTTTGACCAAGACCAGAAATTAACAATTCAGTCTTTTTAATTGTTTCTTCTGGCCCGTTACCCGTAATGTTAAACATCCGAGCAATTTGAAGTTTTCTTTCTGCTGCCGTACCAGTTAATGCACCAGATTCAACTAAATCAATAATTCGATTAGCTTTTTCAATGTTTTGTGGTGCGGCTTCTGCTAAACCAAAATGCGTGGTATCCCGTTCTACTGTAGCTTTTGCGCCAGCAGTTGCATATTCTTTTGTAAACGCTTCACCTCGTGTCAGTTCGGCTGCGCCAGGAACTTTTTCCCTTCGGAAAGTGCCATCAGAAAGTTGAACCGTTACATTGCCGCTTTCGTCAGGCGTTCCAACAATCAATTTTCCTTGATTAGTTGCTAACACAGAACCTTTAGGCAACACTTGTGGCTTGTTTTGTTCATAAGCAAATTTAACGTATGCAGCTGTATCGCCTCTAAACTGTTTAAGCAACGCCAAATCCTTTACAGGATCGCCCGTAACGGATGGCAATGCAGAGCCGCCGCCTGGTGGTGTAAATTGACCTTTTGGCGCTACAGCTTGAGTCGGTACGCCTTGCGTTGGCATACCTTGAACTGGCGCTGCTTGCGGCACTGCATCAATTTCTTGATTTGGTGGCAAGTTTTGGTATGCGCCCGATGACCCAATTGGGAATGATTGAGCAACTGGCATTACTTGAGCTTGCGGTACACCTGTTAATGGCATACTTGTTTGTGGCATACCCGTTGGCAACATACCTGTTGGTGGCGCACCCTCACCATATGTTGTGGATACTGGTTGCTGTAATGCTTGAGCTAATTGCTGTGGTTTTGCTCTTTCAACAGGTGGCAATCCGACTAAAGCACGATCAGCATTTTCAGATTTATATAGCAAATCTTGCCGAGCCTGATCTGCGCTATCCATTTGCTGACCCGCAAAATAACCTTGCAAGACTTTAGCAATTCCCGATAAAGGCGAAATGGGCGCTTGGATACCTTGATAGCTACCCGCCTCAATTGGTTGCAAGGCTTGTTGTTGCAAAATTTGAGCCAATTGCTCACGCCGAGCAATAGAACGGTAATCCTCGTCATACGGCCCTGGCGCTCTGTAGCCTTGTTGCGTTGAAATATTAGGGAACATAGTTGCCATGACTTACCCCGTGTAATTGTTAGCAGTTACATCTGGGCCGACAGCGTTACCACGATCAAACATACCGCCAGTCTGCGCTTGACCAAGTTTAAGCCGAGCTATGTAGTCTTTATAATCCTGCATATCGCCTTGCTGATTAAACTGGTTGTACATTTTCATCGCATCTTGTACGCCGCCAAACGGGTTCTGTGACGCTGCTTGACCCATTGATTGCGGCATTTCTTGTTGCCCTTGCAATTGCGTTTGTTGTTGTTGCTGCTGTTGCAACATTTGCGCCATGCGTTGTTGAGGGGACAAGTTAACGTATTGGTTCATCATCATAGTTTCCCGTAATTAACCATCATAAAACCGCTTTCATGCGGCACGATTGCATCTGGCATTACTGTAGCAACTTCGTCTGCCATTACGCCACGCTCACGATTACCAAAAATGTCGTATTCATAAATACCAATACCAAGTGGGTGAGTGCCAACCTGAACGATATTTGATTTTAAGCGCCTGTCAGAGAATTTAGGTGCAAACATTGCTGCCGTACCTAATGCACTAAATAAGCCCTGAGTCGTTGCGTTATTACCTGCTTGCTGAATACCGTACCGTGACATATCAGCCTGACCTTGTGCTTGCACACCCGCAAACGTTGGTGATGGCGCTACGCTCATGCCTTGATACCCTTGGAATTGAGGCAATTGAATCTGTGAACCGCCCATTAACCCAATTACTTCGTTGATTGGCTGTTGTCGCAACGCCAAATCTTGAGCTAATTGCTGTTGTTGCGCTGTATTTTGGAACTGGGCTTTTGCTAATGCTTGGTTGTACTGCTGACCTTGTGCGGTGATACCTTGACCAAAGTTTTGACCAACAGCAGCATTTGCCAATTGATCGGCAGTCACGCCTTGACCAAAGTTTTGTCCTACCGCTGTGTTGTACAAACCGGCCTGCGACAATTGCTCATTCAAGCCTTGTTGCCGAGCCGCCATGTCGATATTGATGCCTTGCAAAGCCGCTTGGCTATACAAATCGTTAATACCCATTTGACGGTTTCTATACGCAGCATCGTAAGCCGCTGTGCCTGGCGCTAAACCTTGATTTGCTAATGTTTGCCTAAAAGATACGTCACCGGCTTGAATGGTTGGGTCAAGTCTTGCCAAAATAGCTTGTTGAGCATTGATGCCTGCATTGGTAGGCATTACAGTTAAACCACTTGTATCAATCTGTCGTTGTGCTAAACCGTAAGTGTCAGCAGCGGTTTTTGCTTGAGCTAATCCGTACTGGTCAGCTAATGGCGCTGCTTGATACCCAGTAAAATCTTTTTTAATATCAGTTGATGTTGGTGTAAAAGGCTGCGAAAGCGTAGCGTAAGCATTTGAAATGCCTCTTTCACCAAGGTTTGCTAATGCGGTTTGCACACGTTGCTGTGCATCTAACGTTTGTTGCGCTTGTGGGGTAAGGGTTTGAGTAACAGTCGGTTGACCGCCACCAGTCATAAACCCTTCACGAGTTGGCGCAGCGCCTCGTTTTGCATTGTCGGCATCAAAACTTGCTTGGTCAAAATATGTTTGCCCAGTTTGTTCGTCTGGTCTGTAATATCTATTACGGTCTACGTTGCCAGCATTATATTTAGCTAACGCCGCATCGTAAGAGGCTTGGTCGAATGTTGGGGCAGAGTACGAAACAGTTTGATTCCCAAATGGCGTGTACATATTTGGGTTTGACATAATGTTCGATTGTCTAGCCGCTTCAAGATTGTCTTTACCCTGCTGCTTGGCTGCGCCAACATAGTCTGGTGTTGGTGGTGCTGATGCTGACTTACCCATTTTCTACCCCTAGAAATCGGCACTTTTCTTTTGCCAATGTCAAAAATATAATATCGCCATCCAGTGCTGCATCCTTAACCCTTGCTTCTTCTACAAAACCCATCTTAGTAACTAATTTTAGGCTTTTTGCATGAGTACTGCTCACCGGCACAATAATCTTTTTTACCTTACAAAACTTAAAAGGGTAGTCAAATATCGCTTTTAAATACCCTTTTGTCATACGTCCCTCAATTGCTATGTGACACACAATCGAGGCTTGATTCCAATTCTCGTAAATCACGCCTGCAATAATTTGACCGTCACGCTCTAACCCAATTGCTTGCGAACCATCTGCAAAATATTTACCTTGTACTCGCTCTGCTACCCAATGACCAATTTCAGCGCCTTGGGTTATATGCCACCCCAACCTTGTTGGTAAACAATGTCCGTCGATGCCCATAGAATTGTCGTTCCTTGAGAGGCAGATTTAAATTGTGTTGCAGCGCAATAACCAATCCCAGTTACGCCTTGCCAGTTGTTTGTGATTACCGTATCTGTAGCCCAATAGCCAACATCCCACAGCGCAACGTCCCATTTAGCAGATACTTGTGGACTAAAACTTAACGCCGCAGTCGTATCTGCCAAGTCAAAATCCATGTTTAAACCAATGAATATTGACGGAGTACCGTTAGTAAAAATCGACGGTCTAGCTCTTGTAAAATACTTTTTGTACCCACGGGCATCAAAGTAATTAAACGCTTGCAACGCATAGCCGTTTATGTCGCTTACATCATCAGCGTAGTTGTCATCCCACGCATGGGCAACAAATCCATTGCCGCCCCAGTATGGCTCGTTGTCAAATATTGCCCAACAATTAGCAGCTTGGCCTGTAAAGTTGCACCAGGCTTTAGTAATGTTATTCATCACATATTGCTGTTGTTGGCCTTCAGCAACTGGAACATTCACGGTCAAAGCGTTGTGTTGTGGGTCAAAAATAATGTCCCATCCAAAATTACCGCCATACGATTGTGTCGCAGCGGTAAATGCACCTTGAATCTTATCCGACAACGCAACACGGGGATCAAGTCTGGATGATTGCAGGCTTGCGGCAAGTGGATACAGCCCGTTATAGGTCAGCATCAGCATATCGCCGCCGTACTTGAGCAGGCATCGCTTGCCAACGGGCTTGCCAACCCTCCAAACACCCACTAGCGCCCATTTCGTAGCGTCTGAGGGATCAGTACCCGCCCAAACAATAACCTCGCCATTGGACGTTATAAACACTAAGTTATCGTCAACGCCGTAGCCTGCATCAATCGTCCAAGTTCCTACGGCAACCAAGAATCCACCAAGTTGAGCAACCGAACTCATGTCAATTGCGGCAGCTGCGCCTGAAATACTTAAAGTCGGAAGATACCAAGCCTTTAGACTTGCGTTTTGCGTAAACCAAACTTGGTTTTTGAAAATAGCAATGTTGCTTAAACTGCTTGCCGTTACGCCAGTAATAGTTGGGTTTGTCCAAGTTGACCCGTTATACAGTAACGGCGCATCTACGCCATTAACCAAATACAAGTAGCCGCCGGCAGGCGTTGTGACGTTTGTGTATTCCCATTTTGCGTTGCTTAACCCCGTCTTGACCGCTGCACCAACCGCACCGCCAGCAGTACAGTCGTAAATCGACGTTCCTGCAATGGCAAACAATTCGTCAGTCGCACCGCTTGAATAACCCATCAACGTCTGAACTTGACCCGTGATGCCAGTAGAATATTTTGTATATCCACCACGCAAAACCACATTATTGACTGTGGGGAACAAATTGGTTAATTGAACGGCATCGAGCGTATCCATGTTTGCGATACTGTCCCGCACGTTCCAACCACCGATAGGGGCAGGCAACGATTGAACACGAGCCGCCGTACCTTGAACAAGTCGGCTTGCCATTAGTTTGTCCCGTAGCCAGTATCAGGAATGTTGTCGTAGCCGATCAAGACTGTGCCTGGGCGTGGTGCAAACGACAAGTTAGCCGCTGACGTATCCTGCGCCCGAACAATCTCAAACTCCTCGATATAGTTGCGATACATTGCTGTAGTATCAAAGCCTTTAGCCTCAAAATACTTGAGCTTAGTAGCCAACACCATCAATCGGTCTGGGTAAATGCAAGTGTCTGTGTCGGCAGTAAATGAGTTCTTTACAACGCCTGTATCAGATAATGCCCAACCTTTTGACCGATACTCGTAGCCCAACAACTCGTTAGTTGAAACGCCAGGCCAAATCTGAAAGTATTTGCCCAACAAGCGCCAGCGAATCCGTGGGCCAGTAGCAATAAATCCCGACAGCAGCCATTCCCATTGCTGTGGGCTTTCAGGCCCTAGCATCTCCCAATGCTTTGATTTGTCCCAATGGGTGCGTGGTACGGTTGATTCGTAATCTGAGGGTAAATCGTACTTGACCTTTTCAAAAGTGATTGAAGTGCCTAAATACGTTCCTGTAGCTGGTAAGTTAATCGTTACTTGCGTAGCTGAATCAACCGACTCAATGTAAGCCGCATTTGAGATGCCGTTACCCACAACTTGATACGTTGTATCAAGCCCAGCAGTCGATGGAATGTTGGTAATTGTGTATGTGTTTTCAACCACATCACCAGTCGTTACGCTAAAGGTTGTGGTAAATGTGTGTTGTTTGGTAAGTTCCCGCCAATCATGCTTTCGCAAGAACTCATAGCCGGCAGCGTTCATCAACGCCAAGATTTGAATTACATCTTGGTTCGTATTCGATGCCACAGTAGTTGGCGTTGATACACCCAATTCATTAGTAACTTGGGTGACTAGCTGTAGCATCGTTGATGACATTTATTCCTCTTTTTTTGGCCTCCCAACCTTCTTTTCCGACAACTGAGCCATCAAAGCCGCTAATTGCTCTTTTACTTCAGCAAGTTCCGACTTAGTGTGTTCAATCTCAGTCTGACTAGAAGATTGGTTTTTAACTGCTAAATAACGCCTTGCCAACTCTCGCAAGCCCATCGCACCCATACCAATACGTTGCAATTGGTTATCGGTAGCGGTAGCAACTTGCTCAACTGTCTGAAACTTAAAGATTTGCAATTCTGCCATCTGCATATCGTTAAAATTATCAGGATCGTCTTTTACCCATTGGCTCAGAGGCACACCAACAACTTCTGCGTTATTGTTTTGCATCTGAAAGTACAACCATTGGCGTGGAAAACGTCTTTTGTGATCTTCCCGAACGGGTTGGTCAACAATGTTTGTCTTATCGCCTGGTACTGTAATTCTAACAAACGGCTTTTCTTTATACGGTTCTTTGTCGTAAACGTAAAATTCAACGTGCAAATGGTTGTCTGCGCTGTGAATATCGCTGTCTAAAGCCAATTTATGCCCCTGTTAATGTTACCCATGTAGTTGCGGAAGTTGCTTTTACCAACATTGTTTTAGCCGTTGCAAGCGTAACACTTGACGCAGCTGCGTTCATTGTAGTCGTTGTCGCATAGGGATAGACGGTAATTGTCTGACCCGAATCATTACGAATAATCATTTCAGCGCCAGTTTCGCAAGGTGGCAACTTAACGCCAGTTGATGCTGCTGAAGTTGTAATCGTGTTGTTTGACACGTTCAACTGCAAAGCATCTGCTGCGGTTGTGCCAAGTGCGACTAGGCCGACAGCGCCTTCGCCACAGATTACTTGAGCCGTTAACGATGAATTGCCTGCGCCCATAATTCTAGATGGAAATGCCATGATAATCCTTAAAGTTTAGTTACTCATCGCTTTTGCCATTTCGTGCAAAAGTCCATCGCCACATACTTCAATCGTAACATCACCAAAGCCTGCTACGACATTTTGAAAATCTGTCACCTGTTGTGCCATCCACGGCGCACATTTGTACGTCACATCGTTAATCATAGCGTCAATTACACGTTCTGCGTCATTACTTTCTTGTTTGTAAGCATGGTGTTCGCC